TCTATTTTAGCAAAGTAGTCGAACATGTCTTGGTCTATGGTTAACCACAATTGGTCTCCACAAGCCCCTTGGATTACCCCAACATATCCGGGACCGACCCCTTTCCATCCAGATCTGGTCCCGTCTTTTTTCTTAGTTTCTGTCCACGAATCATCTGAAAAACGCAACTTTCTCGAGTCTATCACGGCAAAATAATATGGGAGCGTTTTTTTGCTCTCGCCTGCCAGGCAGAAAATATAGTCTTCCTTATTTTTCGAAAGAAAGTTTAACTTGGTTTTCAAACAGGCGTGTCCGGTAGTCCTAGAACTGCTAATTGTGATGGTTTTCTTTGAAGGGTCGTAAATCCCCCCTTTATTACTAATACGAACACCTGCGAATGTCGTCTGGTCTACGCCCGACTTATGATTGAAATCTGGTTTCCAATCGCTCCCATATCCCGTCTTTCGTAATGCGTATGCGCACACCGCTTCCCAATATTCTGCTTTACACCGCAACGGGTACAATTCGTGATGTTTTATTAGTCTTCCCCTTATCACTGGCGACAATTTAGAAAAATCTATAGTTCTATCCCTGTGGTTATTTTTATCAAATAATTCATTAAACTCCATATTCGGCAACGGTTTCTTTGAAACTATTGTTAGCTTTTTTGCCTGTTCCTTCTGACGTAGCTTCAGAAGCTTCTCCGCTTCTTTCTGTTGTTTCCGAAACGCTTTCTCGCGATTAGTCTCCTTAAGTTTAACAACCTTTTTCGGCGATAATAGAGTCATATATTACATAGGAATATTTTTTAGAAGTCTCATATTTATGTGTCCATTCGTGGCAAGCATGTTGATAAAGTCTAATGTCTCCTGTTTTTGCAATATATTATATATGACATCAATGTCGTTCCCGCGAATTATGATAACGTCGTTGTCAGCAGACCACCGTTCTCCGTCATACATAGAAAACCCAAATACAAAGCGCCCGCCTCGCCGTGCAGCGCTCGCAGTTTTTACCAATAGCGCTCTCCCGGAAAATATCTTCGTAACCCTGTCGCTCAAATAACGAGTTTTGTCACTCAGCGCGAGAGAACCCATGCAAATATCCCTGTTTGTGAAGAATGGAATGGCACTATTGTCCGTGAAATACTGTTTAACTTGAGCGTGGCTATATCCTGTCTTGAATGTCACGTCTAATGATCCGATCGAACTTGTAGAAACATCGGGTGGGTTCTCGCATAAAAACCCGTTGTATACAAACCGACCACTCCCCGGAGAGTTTTTCACTACCAGGGCGCATATGCGCGTAGACGTTTCTACGAAGTCGTGTGTGTCAAGAATCTTGAAGGCGGTGATATCTAGAGAGCATAGTAATTTTCTTGTCGGTGCATAGAAAGCAGAATTCCCGATAGACGCGGGGATTACGAACGCCAATGTCCCCCCGGGTGCGAGGTGTTGCGTCAGACACTTGTAAATGAATTCAACATACAAGTTCGAACGTCCGGAAACTATGTTTTTGTTCGCAACATGTCCCTTATCTCTTTGGACGAATGGTGGGTTGCCTACGATGAGATCGAACGAGATGTCGCTTTTCCATTCTAAGAAATCTTGATTGACAAATCCTCTAGACTGAGCCATGTTGGCATCAAGCTCGACACCTACAACAGTGGCATCGGGGAATCTTTCACGACAGTCGTCAAAAAACTCACCCGATCCGGCGGACGGTTCCAATATTGTAGCGGGTGTAGAATCTATATGTTCCCATATCAGGTCACGCACGCTTCTTGGTGTGAAGAAAATCCCATACTTAGCTTTATGTTCTTTTGTCAACGCCTTGGTCGTTTCTACAGAATATGATGACAACATAGTTAGTATTCTAAATGCAAATACATTAAATATATTTTTTTGTCAATATGTGTGTTATATTGACACTTCGATGTATTAAAGGGTCCATTCTGATTGTATTCCAAATAAATAAAAGATGCACTGCGGAATGCCTCTTTGTTTGGCCATGCCTGTAGAATCCGTGCGCATTCTAGCCTCACTCGTATTTCTCATAATGTCATTCGTGGCAATTGTAGGTCTCGCATATATAGTCATGTCATCATTATATTGACAACTCAATGTATTTAACAAGACACCCAACCAGTAATGTAAAAATGAAAGCTCGATTTATACTGTCATGTATCATGACCTTCATCGGTATCGCAGGATTTATCACATTGTTGACCCTTGGTCTCATTTATAATTTCGGCGTAGTCATGATTGGTCTGCTGGTGTTTTTCTTCGTAGTGGCAGTCGTCGGCATGACATCCGCAGTGAACACTCATGAAGATTCTGAAGACGAAAATGTCGGTTTGAGTTGTTTTCACGGTGTTTAAAGACTATGCGGTGGGATGTAAATGACGCATGAACCATGGAGTGTCGTCCTTTTTCTTAACGTTTTTGGGCAACAGACATTCAATTTTTTTTCTCGGAGCCACGTATGACTTGCATGCGAATGTCTCAAATGGATTATATTTTGGTTCGTGCCTTGGAACAGTGACTTCGGGGACCTCGGCATCAAGTGGAATTGCCGGAGAATCGTTAAACTTGATATTGTATCCTGTCTTGATAGAATCGTATTCCAAAATGAAATGGTTTTCCCACCAATCTAGATACTGAACAGAAATATCTCGTTTGAGCACCGATGCATATACCTCTTCAGGTGGATATTTTCGAAGTGCGTTCTTCAATTTCACACAACATGAATCTTCACGGCGATGTTCACGCATCCTGATATGCAGTGATCTTTTAGTTTGACCAACATAAACTTTTCCATTGGGAAATTCTATTTTATATACCAATCCTGTTTCTTCTTCGAGAATGATCATTTGTAAAATAAAATAAAAGTTTATTAAGTTTTTGATCATAATGAATGTCAGTTTGAGATCTGGGGCAATTATTGTCGACCATATCGTCAAATCAAATTATAAATAGAATTAAAAATGTAAATAACAAAAAATGGGATACATTTATATGATCAGAAATAAAATAAATGGAAAAATCTATATCGGTCAGACGATTCGTTCAGTAAAAATACGTCTCGAAGAACATCAAAAAGGAAAAAGAGGATGTAGCGCAATTTATGATGCCATCAAAAAATATGAATGGAATAACTTTGAAATAGATTGGTATGAATGCCCAGACGAAGACCTAAATTTTGACGAGGAACTGTTGGTGAGAGAGATGGGAACATTATCTCCTGATGGTTATAATCTCATGGAAGGTGGTGGAAGTGGTGGCAAACGGAGCGAGGAATCCAAACAAAAGATGAGTGGTGAGAATCATCATATGTGGGGGAAAACGCACAATGGCGAAACCAGGCGAAAGATTGGTGACGGAAATAGAGGAAAAACAGTGAGCAAGGAAACTAAACAAAAAATGATTAAATCGAGAACAGGTGAGAAGCATCATAGTTCAAAGAGAGTGTATCAATATAGTCTAGATGGCACATTTATCAATTCATTCGGGTCGAGTGGAGAAGCAGGTCTACATATGAAGAAAGACGGGTCGCTTATCCGCAGATGTGCTCTCGGTGTTAACGGATATAAAACCGCATATAAGTTCAAATGGTCTTATACATTTCCATTTATGTAAAACTATTTAAATTAATTTAACAACTTTACTTATACACATAATAACCATGTCGTTCGGAGAATGGACCAAAGACATAAAAACCATTTCCGAGAAATTCTCTTCCGCTGTTCCGTTTCCACATGTCGTCATCGAAAACTTCTTCAGCGAACAGTGTGCGCGTGAGATTGCTTCGGAGTTTGGGACACCCGGTGAAAAGGATTGGTTTGAGTACAAGAACCCGCTCGAGCGTAAGTTTGCAAAAAACGTAAATCTAGGTGATCGAACGAAGGCAGTGTTCGATATTTTACAATCTCCTGAATTCGTCGGGGCGATGTCCGATATTTCGGGTGTGCAAGACCTGATGGCGGATCCCCATCTTCACGGGGCCGGGATTCACGCGTATCCACCAGGGGGTAAACTAGATATGCATCTTGATTATTCCATCCACCCGGTATCAGGTATGGAAAGACGTCTTAATTTGCTCGTTTTTCTGACGGAAGATTGGACTCAGGAATGTGGCGGTGACCTTATTTTGACAACGGACATTCACGCACCAGATGACGTGATCAAAAAGGTTACTCCGATGTGGAACACTGCGATATTGTTCAGGACGACGGACGATTCTATCCACGGGTTACCTACTCCCACTACCACCGACAAATACAGGAAAAGTCTCGCGATTTACTACGTGTCACCGCCCAGGGAGGGAGCCACGCAGCGCAAAAAGGCGCAGTTTTTCCCTTGGAGGCACATTCCTCATACAAAACTACAGAACTTGTATGACATTCGTCCACACAGAAGGATCGAAGATAGCGATCTCTGGGAAGGATGGGAAAATGAGGGAAATGCGTCTGGGAAATGGTAAATAATAGTTTAAATCATCATTATTATCATTTGTATGAGTATGAAATGTTCTGCTTCTGTCCTGGTGTTAGAAACAGAACAGTAAAGGTATTTGAGGAGATGACGTTCGACGAATTTTATGATAAGTTCACCGGGATTTTAATTCCGCCAACTATTACCAAGAAGCGTTTTTTGTATTCTAACAGATATAGACGTCTTTTCTGGAGAAATGTGATTCGCGAGGGTAATAGAGTGTATATTCCAAAGTTCTAGTATATTGACACACGTATTAACTTATACTCTTGATATGAGTATAAGTTAAAATGATTCTTTCGCGTCAAGGGGCTGTGATTAAGATCAGCGATCTTTCTGATAAAGAAAAGAAACTTGTGAACCGAGAGCTCTTCGTAGCTCCTGTCACTCTTAACGATGACTTCCCTAAGAAATTTAAAGTTTTTAAGCGAACTGACAACCATGTGTTTGTTCCACGTTATTGGGCCTTGGAAAACTTGAAGCGTCTCCCAGTGACACACAATTATGGTGTCGTAGACTCTATGAACCCATCCGTAAAGTTCACTGGATCACTTCGCAAAGAACTGAAGCAAATAGAGGCCACCGATGCGCTTCTCAAACAACTTCGTAGCATCGGTGGTGGGATTTTGTCTCTCGACACCGGGTTTGGTAAGACGGTATGTTCTATTTACACTGCATGCAAGTTGAAGGTAAAAACTATGATCCTTGTTCACAAAAAGTTCCTAGAGGAGCAATTCGAAGAAACCATTAAGCGATTTGTTCCTGGCGCGAAAATTTCCAAGGTCAGAGGCGATTCGTGTGATACTTCAGGTGATTTTATCATCGCGTCAATTCAGACTCTGTTGGTTAGGAAGTATAATGACTTTGACGGGATTGGGTGTCTTGTGGTCGACGAGAGCCATCATATCGCAGCAGAAAGTTTCTCCCAGACGATGTTTGGAATTTCTTTCAAATATGTTGTCGGTTTGTCGGCAACTCCAACGAGAAAAGACGGTCTTACGCGTCTCCTTCACTGGTTTATGGGTCCCACTGCGTTTGAAGTTCGCAGGACTCAACAGAAAAACGTGTTTGTTAAAATAATCCCGTTCACCCACGCGGAATTCAAGAAGCCCCCTCCCGTCAACAAACGGGGGGATATTTGCTACACATCGCTCATAACAAAGATCTGCGAAATTCGCGACAGAACTCTTTTTATCGCGGAAGAAACTAAGAAAATCGCGGACACCGGTAGGTATGTGTTGGTCCTAAGCCATCGCCGCCAGCATGCCGTAGAAATCAAAGAAATCCTAGTGTCTCTCGGGATAGATGCGGCAACGTAT